TTCGGCCTGAACATGATCTGGCTGCAGCAGAGCAAGATCGAGCAGTTCATCAAGGAAATCATGGATCACATCGGCGGCGTGCTCACGACCTCGCCGTCGACCGGGCGCTTTGTCCTGAAGCTGGTGCGCGCGGACTACACCTTCTCGACGCTCCGCGTCCTGAACCCGGATAACGTCATCGAACTGGAGAGTTTTCAGCGGGCTGCGTGGGGTGAGACGACCAACGAGATCGTGCTCATCTACACCAAGCCAGACACCTTCAAAGAGACCAGCATCGCGGTCCAGGATCTGGCCAACATCCAGGCGCAGGGCGCCGTGGTATCGCAGACACGGCGCTACCCCGGCATCACCTCGGACAACCTTGCTGCCCGGGTCGCCATGCGCGATCTGGCCGTCGTCTCCACGCCGCTTGCCAAGGTCCGCTTGAAGGTGAATCGCGCAGCCTGGAATCTCTACCCGGGCGATGTGTTCAAGCTGGAGTGGCCGGCACTCGGGATCGCCGGTTTGGTGATGCGGATTGCAGGTGTCGATGGCGGTTCGCTCACCAACGGCGCCATCAGCATCGACGCGGTCGAGGATGTGTTCGGACTGCCCTCGGCGGCCTACACCGCCTCGCAGCCCACTGGATGGACCGACCCGGTCCCCGCGCCCACAGCGACCACGCCTCGGCGCCTTGTCGAGGCCCCGTACTGGGACGTTGCCCGTGCACTGTCCGCAGCGGAGCTGGCCTACCTCGATGCCACCGACTGCTTCCTGCAGACTTTGGGCGGGCGCCCAGTACCGGGTGCCATGAACTACGACTTGTATAGCAAGACAAGTTCGGCATCGACCTACAACCAGCGCGGCCAGGGCGAGTTCTGCCCCACTGCGGTTTTGGCTCCCCGCCTCGCGCAAGAGGTCACCAGCACAGCCACCTACAGCGGCGAACTCGACATCGATCTGGTCGCCACCGGGACCTATGCCTACATCAACGACGAAGTCGTCTTGGTCACCGCGATCAACACGACCACTCAAAGCCTGACGCTGACCCGTGGCGTCATTGATACCGTGCCGGTCAGTCACGCCGCCGGCAGCCGGATCTGGTTCGCCGATGGCGCGCAGGGTGTCGATCCGACCGAATACGCCGCTGGCGAAACGGTCAATGCGCGACTGCTCACCGTGACCGGCAAAGGCACGCTGGCGCTGGCATCGGCTCCGACCGACTCCCTCGCGATGAACCGCCGCCAGAATCGCCCGTACCCGCCCGGCAACGTCAAGATCAACAACGCGGCCTACCCGGCAGTCGCCAAGGGTGACCTGGTCATCTCCTGGGCGCACCGGGACCGGCTGAGCCAGACGGTGAGCCTGGTGTCCCAGACCAACGGCAACATCGGCCCGGAGGCTGGCGTGACCTACACGCTGCGCATCTACGGGGAAGCAGGCAGCCTGCGGCGTACCTACAGCGGCCTGACCGGCACCAGCCAGACCTACACACTGGCCGACGACACCGCCGATTCCGGTCTTGGTCGACCCAATGCTGCGCTGCGAATCGAGCTCGAATCCAACCGCTCCGGCGTGATCAGCCTTCAGAAACACTCGATCGCCTTCGAGCGCGCGGGCTACGGACTTTCCTACGACAAATACTACGGAGGCATCTGATGCCCGCAATCACTGACCCGAACCTGGGACTCAATTACGGCTGGACGCTCGGCGAAAGCGGCTGGGGTGCCGGCATGGATGCCAACCTGAAGCGGCTGGGCGCTGTCGTCAGCCTGTCGGTCAAAGACCGCGATCTGGCCACACCACCTGCCAGCCCGGTTAACGGCGACCGTTACCTCATTCCCGCTGGCGCAACCGGCGTCTGGAGCGGCAAGACCGATCAGATCGCGGCGCGCATCGCGGGCGTCTGGGAATACCACATCCCTAAAGTCGGTTGGCTCTGCTTCATCGAGGACGAGGCAGTGCTCTCGGCCTACAAGGCCACCGGCTGGAGTCCCGGCATCGCCATCTGATCGCTTTCCCATGAACCCCGAAAACCCGCCCGAGTGGCGGGTTTTGCATTTCTGGAGCCCGCCCTATGACTGACCCACAAAAACCCGCACTGGTCGACAACATGCTCCTCCTGCGCAAGGAGGACTTCGAAGACCTTCTGGATCGCGCCGCCGAACGCGGTGCCAAACGTGCCCTGGCCGATGTTGGCCTGGACGGTGACGACGCCGCCCACGACATCCGCGAACTGCGCGGCCTGCTCGATGCCTTCAACACCGCCAAGCACACCGCCTGGCAGACCGTCATCAAGATGATCACCACCGGATTCCTGCTGGCGTTGGTGGCGGGCGCCCTCATCAAGTTCAAGGTGTTCGGAGGTAGCCAATGATCGAGACCCTTCTTGGTGGTCTGCTCGGCGGCGGGTTTCGCCTGGCACCTGAGCTGCTCAAGTGGCTCGACCGCAAGGGCGAACGCGGCCACGAGCTGTCGATGCAGGACAAGGCGCTCGAATTCGAGAAGCTACGCGGTGCGCAGCGTATGCACGAAATCGGCGCCGGAGCCGATGCGGCGTGGAACGTGGGCGCAATCGAAACGCTGCGCGAAGCTGTTCGCACCCAAGGCGAGAAAAGTGGCGTCCGATGGGCCGACGCCCTGTCGAGCAGCGTGCGCCCCGTCATTACTTATTGGTTCATGGCGCTGTACTGCGCTGCCAAGACGGCCGCCTTCGTTGCTGCTATTGAAGGCGGTGCCGACTGGGGTGTTGCCATCCTCCACGCATGGACTGAAGCCGACCAAGCCCTGTGGGCCGGCGTGCTGAACTTTTGGTTCATCGGGCGCGTGTTCGACAGGGTGAAGCCATGAGCCAGATTCCCCAGGCAGCTATCGCCCTGGCCAAGCGCTTCGAGGGATTTCATCGAATTCCGAGGTCAGATCCGCTGCGCCGGGCCCATCCTTATATCTGCCCGGCCGGCTACTGGACGATCGGCTACGGCCGTTTGTGCAAGCCAGACCATCCACCAATCAATGAGGAAGAGGGCGAGATCTACTTGCGTCAGGACCTGCGCACAGCACTCACCGCCACGCTTCGCTACTGCCCGGTGCTGGCCGCTGAACCAGAGGAGCGACTCGCGGCCATCGTCGACTTCACCTTCAACCTCGGTGCGGGACGGCTTCAGACGTCGACGTTGCGGCGGCGGATCAATCAGCGGGACTGGCATGGTGCGGGCAAGGAGCTGCGGCGCTGGGTCTATGGCGGCGGAAAGATTCTGCCGGGATTGGTTACGCGGCGGGAGGCCGAGGCGTCCTTGATGCTGCGTGGGATGGTCCCAAGCTAACCGGTCCAATCGGTCCCGCAAGCCGCAAGTGCATGCGCCAAGAGAATATATGATGTAGAATATGCTCTAGGTGACTTTTTTGGTGTTGTGATGGCGGCCTTCGAAAGCGTAGAAGAACTCATCCGGGCGGCGCGTAACGGGCGCAGCCAGAAGGAATTCGCTGACTTACTGGAGGTCGATCAGTCGATGGTTAGCAAGTACGAAAGGGGTAAGGCCAGTCCGCCGATCACTGTCATCAACCGGTGTATGCGTCTGGTGCATACGGCTGAGAGCGAGGCGACTCCGACAGCGGAACAGCTCGCTGAACGCGTTCGCGTGACCTTGGCCGACCCCGACTTGGCGCAGGTTCGCTCAGCGCTGTCCCGATTGGTGGACGCCTTCGCGTCCGAACATGCACAGCCCCGTTCGGCGGGCGCTGCGCTTAAATGAATTAGGAGGCCAACATGGCGACGCAATCAACCATCGAATGGACGGAGCAAACTTGGAATCCGACTACCGGATGCACCAAGGTTTCGCCTGGCTGCAAACACTGCTATGCCGAAGTGATGGCGCGTCGGCTGCATGCGATGGGCGCTCCCGGCTACGAGAACGAGTTTCAGCTCACTTTGCATGAGAACCGGCTTGAACAGCCACTGACGCGAAAGAAGCCGACCGTGTACTTCGTCAACAGCATGAGCGACCTGTTTCACGAAGACGTGCCCGACAAGTTTCTCGACCGCGTGTTCTCGGTCATTGAGGCGACGCCACATCACACCTATCAGATTCTCACCAAGCGTGCCGAGCGGCTGCCAGAGTATTTCGCGAGACGCGCCTGCCCACAAAACGTCTGGCTAGGGGTATCCGTGGAAGACAAGAAATACGGTGTGCCCCGCATCGATTACCTGCGCAGGGTAGACGCGTACATACGTTTCCTCTCGGTAGAGCCGTTGCTTGAAGATCTGGGGCATCTCAACCTGTGCGATATCCACTGGGTGATCGTCGGTGGCGAGTCAGGCCACAAGGCTCGACCCATGCGCGAAGAGTGGGTAGCAAACGTACAGGCGCAGGCCGAGGACGCCGGCGCGGCGTTTTTCTTCAAACAGTGGGGAGGCTGGGGGTCCGACGGCGTCAAGCGCCACAAAAAGGCGAACGGACGTGTCTTCCGTGGCCGCACCTGGGACGACTATCCGGATGCAGTGGCGACCACCCTAGGCTAGAAATCGAGCTTCCCCTGGCCTTCGACATTGGAGGCCGTGGCCCAGAACTTGTGTGCCAGATCGTGCTTTGCCGCGAGCAGCAGCCAGTACAGCGGCTGATTCTTGCTGCCCGTGATTAGCTTCATTTCGGCAGATGGCCATACCCCCAGATTGGCAACCTGATCGCGCCAATACTGGAATACGCGTTGCCGAATCTCGTTTTGCCCCCGCACGATGTCCACCTTGTCGCGCCATCCCGGCGCGAATGTATCAAATGCTGATTCTTCCGCT